CGAGTGCTGGAACTCCGCAGCGTTGCACGGTCGATGGAGCGTGCGCGGCTACGTGCATGGTCCTGCGCCAGACGGATGGAAGGACAAGATGCTGGCGTTGCGTTTGCAGCAAAGCTAGAAAGGCCCGCGACACACTGGTCGGCGTTCGGTCCGCTTCGTTCTGACCAACAGCGTTCTCCACCTTCCTACCCGCCGAACGCCGACCGCTTTTCTGCGTATCAGTTGCTTCGTGCCCGACCGCAGTCTACGGTCGCGGCGCGGCCTGCTGTGCGGGTTCGGAGCATCCCGAGCCTGCGCGTCTCCAACTTGGACTTGCGTCTCGTCAGCGCAAGAACGGCAGGAAGAGAGCGTGTCCCGCGTCCGATGCTGGATGCGGGCACATTTACTGGTAGGTAGGTGGCTGTGGAGTTCTACGTCAAGGTTCACAAGTCTATGCTTCTGTCCTCGATCTGGGATGAGGACCACATCACGCGCATCACCTGGGTGACGCTGCTGATGATGAGCGACCAGAACGGCTACGTGGGCGCAAGCGTGACTGGGATCGCGCACATGGCTCGGTTGAGCGTTGAGGAAGCGACGCAAGCCTTGGAGCGTTTGATGAGCCCTGATGCCAACAGCCGCTCCAAGACCAACGAGGGTCGCAGGGTTGTCGAGCACGACCGTGGCTACCTGCTGGTGAACTACACCGCGATCATGGAGGGCACCGACGAGGTCGCTCGCAAAGCAACGCAGCGGGCAGCGTCGAAACGGCATCGAGCGCAGCAGGAGGAACCGCTGCAAAGCGAAGCAGAGCCGCTCTCGCGTAATGGTATCAGATCAGATCAAGATCAGATCACACCTACACCAGTACAACGCACCAGGGCGCAGCCAGTGCAAAGGCCAGAGGACGTGCGAGAGGATGTGTGGGTGGAGTGGAGTGGACTGCGCAAGTCGCACCGCGCTCCGATCACGCCAACGGTTCTGACGATGCTCAGAAGAGAAGGCACGAAGGCAGGCATGGGCTTGCAAGCTGTCTTGGAGTTGTGCTTGTTACGCGGCTGGCGTGGGTTCCACGCTGATTGGGTTCGCAAGGCTGCAAACCTGGAACCGCAGAAGCACGGAGCCAACACGGCATCAGCCAAACGATTCATTGAGCCTGACGGGTCACCAACGGTTGGCGACCTGCAAGGCTATCTGCAAAGCAAGGAGACGCGATGACGACGCTTGACGAGTGGTGGACGATTGAGATGGACAAGCACCCGTTCGTGCAGTGGGACACAACCCACGCGCACAAGCTGGGTGCACCGACGTGGAACGGCAAGTTGCGCACGCTGGAGGACATGCGGCGCACGCGCATCTGCACCATGGTGGATCGCGTAGGTTTCCCTGCCGTCGAGGTGCGGTGCTCGTCCTACGGTCGGTCGTTTGAGTCGTGGGATCTGATCGTGTGGCGAGATCACCCGGCGCACGCTTCGGTGCCTGAAAAGGATGGGTGGTCGCGGTGCCCGACGTGCAACGAGCGCATCGAGCGCGAACAGAAGGTGCGCGACGAGGCGATTGCCAAGCAGCGCGACTACGCAGGACAACACCGCGACGAGTTGCGTGAGCAGGCCAGCATCCCTGAGCACTACCAGGACAAGACCTTTGGAACGTGGCGATCCGACACGCCGCAGCAGAAGCAGGCTTGCGAGGCAGCGTGGTTCTACGCGGATCGCTTTAAGCAGCAGGCACGCAAGCTCGGCAGGTGCATGTTGCTGACGGGCAACATGGGCACGGGCAAAACCCATCTGGCTTGCGCCATCGCTCACGAACTGGTGGCGCGTGGCAACAGCGTGCGATTCACGACGGCAACCGAGATGCTGGATCGCATCCGAGCAACCTACGACAGCAAGAACCGCACGGAGACGAAGCACGCAGCGTTGAGCGCGTTTGCCGATGTGGACCTTCTGATCGTTGACGAGTTGGGCATGTCTTGGGGAACGGACAGCGAGAAGCTGGAGTTGTTTGCGATCTTCAACTCTCGCTACAACACGCGCAGGCCGACGCTGATCTGCACCAACGCGGCTCCTGAAGAGGTGCGCACCATGCTTGGCGAGCGCATCTATGATCGGTTGACCGAGCAGGGCTGCGACCTGATCCGGTTCGACTGGGATTCGCGGAGGTCATCGTGAGCTTCGCACGACGCACCGATCCCGAGACCAGCCACGAAGCAGCAAGCTCCGTCGATGGATTGCTGGTGAAGCAGGCGGCGGTCTTGCGGGTCTTGAGTCGGATCTGCCCAGCCAGCGACGACGAGTTGTGGAACGCCTACGAGTCGGCGAGGGCGCAAGGAGAAGCCCTGCCCCAGCAAAGCTCGTCAGGCATGCGGACCCGTCGCAAGGAGTTGGTGGAGCGCGGTCTGGTCTGGGATTCGGGGTTTCGGTTGCTGATGGCCAGCGGCAGAAAAGCCATCGCTTGGGATGCAAAGGCGCAGAAATCTGCGCAAAGCACGTAAGTGCCGACAACACCGTAGGTTAGCGCGTCAGAAATCTGCGAAGCGCACTGGACTCCACCAAACCAGTCGGCAAGATCGTAGATGTGGGTGGTGGACGCGGTGGTCACGGTGACCAGCGCAGCCGCCGCCCTAGCCAAGCGGGGCAACCCGCAGGAGACGCAGATGACGACGAAGACGCGCAAGAAGCAGGCTAGCGACCTGATTGGATACATCTCGCTGACCACGGGCAAGTTCGTGTCGGCGGCGGAGATTCAGCAGCGGAAGCTGGTTGCACGGCAGCAGCGCAAGCCGCGCAGCCCGAGCAAGGCCCAGATTGCGGAGGTGATCGCAGAGTTGCAGCAGCATCCTGCGGTGGCCAGCGTGGAGTGGAGAACGGACTGGGACGAAGCTCAGTTTGATGTGCGCCTGCGGATGCCATGGATTTCGCACGCAACTGGCGATGCATGGGACAACGCCTACACGATGGCCGAAGCCCGCGCCCTGCCTCAGAACTGGGTGCAAGATCCCACGGCAGATGCGGAGTGGGATGACTGACCAACCAGCCCCGCCTTCGGGCGGGGCACTTCTCAGGAGACGAACATGAGCCGCATTTACGAATCAGCCAGCGAAGGACGTTGGTGCGCCGCCAAGTGCCCGCGCTGCGCTGGAGACAACCAGCGCATGGTGCAGCCGACGAAGGACGGGCCGTGCATGTTTTGGTGGGCCAACCCAACCGACACCATCTGCGGCTTGTGCCGCTGCGAAGTCGAAGCCGAAGAGCAGCGGGCATGGCAGGCCGAGCAAGCGTGGCAGGCCGAGCAGGATGCACGCCAGCAAGAGTGGATGGAGCGGATCGAAGAAGAAGGGAGTGGCCCTGGTCGGTCCAAGGTGAACTACAACAACGTGCCCTTCTGAGGAGGCAGCATGAACCTTTCCAAAGAAGTCGCTGAGTTCGTGCTGCGCTCGGTGAGCAGCCAACTGATCTGGGACTTTCCCTGCTACGTGCATGCCTGCACCTTTATCGGAGATGAAGACCTGAGAAGGCGAGCCTCCGAACTGCACTGCAAGCAATACGACTTGGCCAGGGAGTGCGAACAGTTGGTGGAAGACATCGCCAAGCGACTGGATCAAGCACAGCAAATCGAGGAAGTGTGACGGACAGCAGAAACCCCAAGTGGGGTTGCACGGTGGAGCCGTGCCTGATGACGCATTCCGCGCACAGAACAGAAACGGAGACGCAAATGACGAACAGCATGATGTTGGCTGGCCAATGGTCCAGCCGTCCTGATGACCAACGCTTCTTGACCCTGGAGGCGTTGCACGAAGCCACGCTCGCTCGCAAGCAAGTCAGCTACACCGCGCAGGTGGAGTTGAAGGACGTGCAGGTGATGCCCGAGCCGAACAATCGCTTGTCGCTGGCCTTCGACCGCATGGCCACCAACCGCACGCAGACGGCAGAGCCGACGCACTGGTCCTTCGGGCAACTTGCAGCGATGACCGGAGCACCAGCAAGTTGGCTGCGCCGAGTGCCTTCGGCCTTGGCAGCGATCAACCTGCAATACGGCATCGAGAACACCGCGACCCGCGACAACAGCCTGCTGCTGGTGGACGAAAGCAACGGCCAGCTTCGCGCCGTGACCAGCACCACCTACGGTCGCATCTGGGATCACGAAGTTGTCGAGGCGGTGCAGCGGATGAACGAAGCCCACGGAGGACGCTGGAAGATCCCGTCCTCCAGCTACGCGACGCAGAACCCGAAGCGAGCCTCAACGCTCTACGCCAGCGACCGCGACGTGTGGATGTTCATGGTGGACGAAGCGCACCCGATTGTGATCGGCAACGATGTGCTCTACCGAGGCTTCGCGGTCAGCAACTCCGAAGTCGGTGGCGGCACCTTGTGGATGACGCAGTTCTTGTATCGGACGATTTGCGACAACCGAATCATCTGGGGCATGCGCGACCAGAAGCAGATCTCGATCAAGCACACGCGCTCGGCACCCGAACGCTTCGTGCAGGAGGTTGCACCTTCGCTGCTGGCCTACTCGGACGCATCCGACCGCAGCGTGGTCTCGATGGTGCAGCAGGCGAAGGAGACGCGCATCACGGAGAGCAGCGCACCGGACGCGGTCAACAACTGGCTGCGAGCACGCGGCTTCACCGCATCGCTGGCCAAGCAGGTGGAATCGGCAGCGCGATCCGAAGAGGGCGAAGTGCGGTCGCTCTGGGACATCGTGCAGGGGATCACCGCTCACGCTCGCAGCGTCGAACACCAAGACGAACGCGTGGATATGGAGTTGCGTGCCAGCAAGCTGCTCGGCTCAATGAACTGACCAACCCGCGCCCCGCACGGGGCGCACAATGATGGAGACGATGATGACGAAAGGACTCAAGGGCGGCCAAGGCCGCAGTGCGGAAGACCTGGAGCAGGACGCTTTGGGATGGATGGGACTCTTGCTTGTGCTGCTGTCGGCAGCGTTGGTCGGAGCGTTCTTCTGGGAGGTGATGTGATGGGCCACTGGTATTCCAAGGACGGTGTTCTCATGCACCGTGTCGAAGGTGCGAAGGGCCAGCAGGTGGAGCCCGACTTGCGGCACGCTCGCAAGCTCAACCTTGCTCCAGGCGTGACCAGCATCATCAAGATGGCTGCAAGCGAAGCGTTGGTGCAGTACCGAGAGAGGCAGGTGCTGATGGCCGCGCTGACCCTTCCCCGCGACGTGGGCGAGTCGGACGAAGCCTACTGCGCACGCGTGATGCGAGACAGCAAGGTTCACGCGGAGAAGGCAGCGCAGCACGGCACCGACATCCACAGCACCATCGAGCACAACATCAACGACCTGCGTTGCCAGGATGCGTGGGTGGTGGCCGCTCGGCAAGCGTTGGAGCAAGCGTGCGGCCAGCAGGTGTGGTCCTGCGAACGCGGCGTGGTCAGCGAGTGGGGCTTTGCTACCAAGTCAGACTTGTCCACGATGGGCAAGGGCGATGCCTGGGTGGTGGACGTGAAGACCAAGGACGGACCTTTGGACGAGGTGAAGACCTACGACGATCACGCGATGCAACTGGCCGCAACGCGACAAGCATTGGGCTGGGACGTTGGGTCGATGCCAGCGCAGGCAGGCATCTTGTTTGTGCGTCGAGACCAACCCGAAGCACGCTTCGTGGTGCTTGAGCAAGACCAGCTTGGACGCGGATGGAGGCTGTTTTCGGCCTTGCTGGAATTCTGGCAGGTGAAGAACCGATACGCGCCTGAGTGGGCGTGGCCGTCGAGTTCCACGTGGAACACGGGAGGTAAGCTGTGAAGAACCTGATGAAGGCCCTGTGCGCTGCGATGGGCGAGATGCGCGATCCGGTCAAGCGTTCCCAGAACCCGCACTTCCGTTCGCGCTTCGCGGACCTGAGCGAGGTGATCGACTGCATCGAGGGTCCGCTGCACAAGCACGGTTTGGTGTTCGTGCAACTCTTGATGCCCAACGACAAGGGAGACCTTGTCCTGCGATCGCAGGTCTACCACGCGGACTCTGGCGAGATGCTGGAGTCGGTGGCTCCGGTGGTGCCCGAGAAGTCTGGCCCGCAAGCGTTGGGTTCGGCCATCAGCTACATGCGTCGCTACGCGGCCAAGGCCATGTTCTCGCTGGCAGACGCGGACGAGGATGACGATGCCGAACGCGCCACGCGCCGCGACCCAGCACCTGCTCCAAAGCCTGCGCCCAAACCTCCAGCCGTCGAACCTGCGCCCAAGCCAAAGGCGAAGAAGCCGTCGATGGAGGAAGGCATGCAGGCCCTGGCCAACGCAACCAGCGTTGCCGTGCTCAAGGAGTTGGCGACGAAGTTCCAGTCGGCTGGCTACACCGCAGAGCAACTCGACGAGTTGCGCGGTGCCTACATGGCTCGGCGTGAGTCCTTGGAGGGCGCATGAGCTACGCCAGTCTGGACGAACTGCCGCCCATCATCACCGTGCGGGAGGCAGCGGACATTGCGCGTTGCCATGCCAGCACGATCCACAGGGCAATCAAGCTCGGGCAGATCAAGGCAACCAGAGCGGTCAACAGCGGAGCGTCTCCGCACCGCATCCGCCGCGAAGATCTGCTGGCTTGGCTTAACATGGGCCAAGCATGAGCACCGAACTCGTCGATGCGTGGGTTCCCGGCGATCCGAAAGCGCAACCACGGCCACGGGCTTTTGCCCGTGGCAACCGGATCCGCATGTATGACCCAGGAACCGCAGCCGCGTGGAAAGCCCGCGTGATCGAATCGTTGCGGCCTTGGAAGCCCGAGCGACAGATCGACGCGCCTGTGCTGATGGTGATCGAGTTCTACCTGCCAAGGCCACAGCGGCTTCTGCGTGCCAAGGACTCGGAAGACCCGATCTCCTGCGGCTCCAAGCCCGATCTGGACAACCTGATCAAGGCGGTCATGGACGCGATGACCGACGATGACTGGTGGTGCGACGACAGCATCGTGGTTGCCTTGTGCGCGTCGAAGATGTTCCACAGCAAGGGCGGATCGCCTGGAGCACGCATCTTGCTGCGTCAGTTGTCCGAGGACTCCAGCGTGACATTCTCATGATCGTAGACGACCTCAAATCGTTGGCTGTCCCGCTGGACAGCCTTGTCCAAGACCCGAGCAACGCACGCAAACACAGCGAGCGCAACATCGAGTCCATCGCCAACTCGCTGCGCTTGTTCGGGCAGCGACGCGCCATCGTCGTGCAGCGCAACGGCAGGATCGTTCGCGCTGGCAACGGAACGCTCCAAGCCGCTCGCAAGCTGGGTTGGACCGAGATCGCTGCCGTCATGGTGGACGATGACAACGCAACGGCCATGCAGTTCGCAATCGCGGACAACCGCACCGCAGAACTGGCCGAGTGGGATGACGAGACGCTGGGCCTGCTGCTCGATGGCTTCGACCAGGAGATCCGCGACTCGATTGGCTTCAACGAGGAGGAGTTCAACCAGTTGATGGCCGACCTGACTCCCAAGGAGGTCACCGAAGACGAAGTGCCCGAAGCACCAGCCGAGCCGATCACCAAGCCAGGAACCATGTGGCTGCTTGGCCAGCACCGACTGCTTTGTGGCGACAGCACACGTGCAGAGGACGTTGCCCGACTCATGGACAGCAAGCGAGCCGATCTGCTGCTGACCGACCCTCCCTACAACGTGGACTACGAGGGCAGCAACGGCATGAAGATCGCCAACGACTCGATGGAAGCTACGCAGTTCCAGTCGTTCCTCAGCAAAGCGTTCAAGTGCGCGTTCGACGTGATGAAGCCTGGGGCATCGTTCTACATCTGGCACGCAGACTCCGAAGGCTTCAACTTCCGCGCTGCCGTCGTGAACTGCGCCCAGAAGGTGCGCCAGTGCCTGATCTGGACCAAGAACGCGCTCGTCATGGGTCGCCAAGACTACCAGTGGCAGCACGAACCCTGCCTCTACGGCTGGAAGGACGGTGCCGCGCACGGTTGGTATTCCGACCGCAAGCAGACCACCGTGCTGCACTACGACAAGCCACGCTCCAACGACCAGCACCCGACCATGAAGCCCGTGGCCCTGTTCGCCTACCTGATGGGCAACTCCACGGCTCCCCAAGGGCTGGTCTTCGATCCGTTCCTCGGCTCAGGCACCAGCCTTGTCGCTGCCGAGCAACTCGGACGCACCTGCTACGGGATGGAACTCGCTCCAGCGTATTGCGACGTGATCGTGCAACGCTGGGAAGCTCTCACCAACCAGAAGGCAGTGCGCGTCGATGGCTAGGCCACGCACAACGATGACGGACGCGACCTGCGAAGCGATCCTCCGCACCATCAAGCTGGGCCTGCACCCAGAACGTGCAGCGCAGGCGCACGGCGTTTCCCCTGGGTCCATGCGTGCTCACCGCAAGCGCAACCCCGAGTTTGCAACGGCCATAAAAGAGGCAGAGGCAGAAGCCGAGCGCAACTTCCTGGGACGCATCATGCAGCACACCCAGCGGCAGTGGACCGCAGCCGCATGGCTCTTGGAGCGCAGGTTCCCTGAGCGTTGGAAGCGTCAGGACGGCACCCATGAGGTAAAGGTCACAGGCAACGTGCGTAGCGAAGGACCACCTGCACCAGCAGAGCCGAAGGCCCTGTCGGACTATGCCAGCTTGTTCGCAGCCGCCGCCGCGTCTCTCCGACTGCCCGATCAAGATGACGAACCCCACGACCCAGCTTGAGGCTCACCAGCTTGGGCGCAAAACGATCCTGGACGGCATCGACCAGATGGCCCCAGGCATCCTTGGCAACCCTTGGATCCCTGAGTGGCCCACAGCACGCCAACTGCTGTTCCTGAGCCTGCACCGCATGACCAAACCCACGGGGCAGGTCTTCGAAGCTCTCTACGGCGGTGCGGCAGGTGGCGGCAAGTCGTCCGCCCTGCTGATGAGCTTGGCGCAGATGGCGTGGCTCTACCCAGAGTTCAGCGGCATCGCCTTCCGCCGCTCCTACACCGACTTGACGCAACCAGGAGCCTTGCTCGACCGTGCGTTCAAGTGGTGGTTGCCCTGCGGGGCTGCTTGGAACGGCAGCACGCGCAAGTTCATCTTCCCCAACGGTGCTCAGGTGGCCATGTCCTACCTGTGGGGACCAACCGACCACCTGCGCTACCAAGGTGCCGAATACCATGCGACGGCATGGGACGAGCTGACGCAGTGGGCCACGCCGCACCAATACACCTACGTGGGCATCTCCCGCGTGCGCCGCAAGCATTCCTCCAACGTCCCGCTGCGCACGCTGGCAACCAGCAACCCTGGTGGGCCTGGGCACGACTGGGTGCGACGCAGGTTCGTCGGAGGCTACGACGCGACGCAGGGCACCGAGCTTCGGCCAGAGCACTTCTACGTTCCTGCCCGACTGGAGGACAACCCGCACCTGGACGTGCAGACCTACGCCAGCGGCTTGGCTTCGCTGCACCCGACCGTGCGCGATCAGTTGCTCCGTGGCGACTGGGATGCCCGCGACCCTGGGGACTACTTCCGAGCCGAGTGGTTTGGCGAGTTGCTGGATCCAGACGAGGTCGCCAAGCACCGCCAGCACTGCATGCGCATTCGGTGGTGGGATCTGGCCGCCTCCGAGCGACCGGACGCAGCAAGGACGGCTGGCGTGTTGATGGCAAGGCACCGCAGCGGAGTGCGGGTCGTGGAGCACGCCAAGGCGTTCAGGGCCACGCCAGGAGCGCGTGACGATGCGATCATCCAGACCGCGCAGGCCGATGGGCACGGCGTGACTGTGGGCATCGAGATCGAAGGCGGCAGCGGAGGCATCGCTCAGTTCCTGAACCTGGAGAAGAGGCTCAAGGCAAAGGGCTTCCGCGTTGCAGGTGCTCGACCGCGTGCAGATCTGACAGACCGCGAAGCAGGTGTGCTGGTGCGGCAGCACGCGCAGAAAGCGTCGAAGGCCATGCGTGCAGACCCAGTCGCGTCGTGCCTAGAGCGTGGCTACATCCGTCGTGGAGCTTCGGACAAGACCGAAAGCCCGCACTGGGGTTTGGATGAAAACCTGCCGTGGGACCAGCAACGCGATGGCTTGCGCGTGGTCGCAGGCAGTTGGGCGCAAAGCTACATCGACGAGCTGATTGGCTTTCCAGAAGGGCACTTGTGCGATCTGGTGGACGCAACCAGCGGAGCGTGGTCTTGGCTGGAAGCGCACGCGCAAGGCTTTAGCACGCCGCCAGCAATTGCGCCACGCCCAACCGTAGCAGGTGCGGAAGCGCATCCTGACGACCGAACCCGACTGGATGACCGCAGGGCATTTGGTAACCTACGCTGACCATGGACCGCATTCCGAAGGGCACGAAAGTGCGAGACCAGTTCGGCAACGTTGGCGAGTTGACCGATGACTACGTGGGGAAGAGCACCGCGTGGATCCGCGTCGCAGGCAAGCGCACGGAGGCTCACTCCTCCAAGGTGTTCTTGATGGACGGTCGAAGCCTCACCGAAGCGATTGGCGCAAACCGAGACCTGATGAGCAAACAACCCGATACCGAAGGCTTGGCCGAGTTGCTGTCGGCTAGCAGTTCCCCAGCCGAGCGTGCCATCCTTATGCAGCGGGCTGCTCCGAAGATGGCGATGGCTTCAGATCCGTCCAGCAAGGCTGAGGCTCGATACAACCAAGCCGTCAAGGACTGGAACGCCGCATCCAAGCGGATGGAAGTTGCCGAGAACAACAAGAACCAAGCAGCCGCCAAGGCGCAGCAAGAGCAAAAGCGGCACATTCAAGAACAGGCTCAGTGGGCCAACTCTCCGCAAGCCAAGGGCGCGTCGTGGAAAGACATCGAGAAGGCAACGAAGGCGTCTCAGAAGGCTTTGAAGAAGGCCCAGGATGAACTGGATGCCGCCTACAGCGAATACGACGCAGCTCGCAAGGCATACCAAGAAAAGCAAGCAGCCAAGGAGAAGGCCCAAGCTGAGTTCTGGACTGCCAAGATTCAGAGCAAGCAGTCGATGCACGCAGGCCAGCCGCAGGTGGCGATGGCGATCAACCCCGAGGACCGGGAGCAAGCCCGAAACGCGCAACAGCAAAAGCTAGCGCGTGAGGCTGTTGTCCGATCAGTGGAGACGTTGCAGCGGGTTCTCCCACACATCGTCGATGCGGTCCAAAAGGACAACATGCCTGACGCGGCAGACTTGGTGAACCGTCTTGGCGGGCTTGTGGACGCGATTGACCGCCGAATGGCTCAAGTGGACTACTGACCATGAACCTACGAACCGACAACGAACGTTCCATCTACCGCAAGGCGCACGACGCGGTCCTCAAGGCCACGAAGCCGCAGGTATCGATGGCCAAAGTGCAACTTGCCACCAACCGTGCGAAGAATGCTGGAGTGCAGATCATTCAGATCATTCGCGCTCTGGACCGCATCTACCAGCAAGAGCGGCAATACGTAGAATCGGACATGCTTGACGACTTCTGGACGGATGTTCGCAAAGAACTCGACAGCATTGGCCCACTAGTTCGCACCATTGCCGACGAAGCCTCAAGGGCAGTTGGCCGTGCCCGTGACCCGATGGCTCCATGATCATGAACCTACGAACCGACAACGAACGTTCCATCTACCGCAAGGCCCATGACGCGGTTCTGAAGTCCACGAAGCCCGATGTGGCGATGGCCTTCAGACCACTGTCTGCCAAGGACGTGCAAGAGTGGGATGTTGAGGTGCGCGCAAACGCCAAGCGGGATCTGAACGACTCGATCCAATACTGCGAAGAACGCATCCGCAAGTTCCAAGCGGTGGTTCAGGAAGCGCAACGCTTGCTGTCCCAAGTTGACTCGATGCGCCGCGAAAAGATCAGCAGCGCGGTCAGCGCGATTTCCTACAAGGCTGCTGGAGTGAACTGACCATGACCAACCTTTGCAAACTGCCGCATGGCAACATCGTTCGGAACATGGCTGGTGCGCAAAACTTCGCGTATTCGGACGAAACGCCACGCGACCGCGCCCGCCGAGAAGAGTTGGCGGATCAAGTGTATCGGCGGCAAATCAGCGAAGCGTTGTCGATGGCAAAGCAACTGCAACAACTGCTGAACAGCGTCGTGCGTGAACTGCAACTGCCTGATCCTGAGTCAGCGGAAGACGAAGCCAAGAAGGCTCGACCCGTGCTGGAAAAGTTGAACAGCCTGTTGCCCAAGATCTATCGGTAACCATCCATGAACAACCTCGCATCCCAACTTCGTGACTGCCGCACCGCTGCGCAGCGTGCAGTCGTTCTTCAACACGGACAAGCACCGGAAGTGGCGATGGCTGGTGGCGACGTGCAAAGCATGCTGCGCAACCTGACGCAGATGCATCAAAAGGCCACCGCCTACGTAAAGAAGGCACAGCAAGCCATCGGACAGATGAATAAGCTGCTGCCCGATATCGGAGAGTCCGTGGACATGCTCAAGTACGCAGCCACGTCGCGAGAACCAGACGAGCAAGAGTTGGCGGCTGGGCACTACTCCGAGGGCATGGACAACGTGGCAGAGATCCAGAAGCTGGTCAGGCTTCTCGGCCAGTTATGAACCTGCACAACCAGTCGGCTTCATGCTTTCACGGCTGGAAGCGTGTCGTTGTCGATCAGCAGCCGCCGCACCTTGCAGGCAAGTGCGAGGACGGCACCAAGTGGGTTGTCGCTGGGCAACTCACGCCAGACACCTGGGCAGTCGATGTCTGGGTTGTTCTGGAGATGCAGGAACTGCGGTCGATCAAGTTGGAAGGCGAGAAGTGGGAGTTCACGCCAACTCCGCTGCCTCCCAACATGCTGGACTGGTTCGGTGGTCCTCCGACCATCGAGGGCGTGCCGATGGCCTGGATTGAGCACAAGCAGGACGGCGCGTCGTTGTGGGCGCACTTCCGCCAGCGCACAGGAAGCCTGCTCGTCATCGACATGTGGGTGCGGTGGTATGCGGACCAGCCAAGCGTTGCGACGGGTGAGATCGTGGTTGCGGCCAGCAACCCAGCGGTCCCAGACGTTGAGATGACGCTGCCGTTCGATCTAACCTTTGCGTGGGGTTCTGCAACGGTCACGCTGCCAGCGCAGCGCACCGATGGAACACTGCTGCGGCAAGGCGAGATGATCGGTGATGGGCAAGCACGCTCGTTGCCGTTCGCGTTGACCTGGACCAACCGACTGCAAACGCCAGAGCAGTGGCAGCACGCCGCAGCGGTTGCCTCGATGATGGTGTTCGGGCACGGCTGCACGAACGTGTGGACCAGCGGACAACTGATCGACCGCGACCCAGCATCCATCCCGGAAACGTCGCAGCGTCACCTGCTGGACGCGATCAGCCGCGTCTACACCTACGACGCAGGCCCGCTTGGCGTGACCGCAGCGAGCACCGTGTCGGGAGCGCAGGAAGACCAGATCTACGTCGGCAAGCAGGCAGGCTACGCACAAGGCATGGCCCACGTGCAAGCCCGATACCTCACCGCACTGCGGCAGAGCCTGCGCCCTTGCCACCACCTGGAGAAGGACGGCCAGCACCTGGACCTGTCTCAGCACCCGTCGCTGGTGTTCTGGGATGGCCGACCGCACTGGCACCACGGCGTTTCACCGGACCGACTTGGCAAGCCACGCGCACCTTACGCGTGGGAGTTGCACAACTGGTGGGGACCAGACGTAGAGCACGCGCTTTGCCAAACGCTGTCGCTGGCTGCGCGTCTGACCGGATCGGATGCGTTGCAGTGGCAGCTTGAGCACTGGGCACGCATCTACCAGTTGCAGTGGACCTGGAAGGCGGGCCTGAGCACTTCGCAACCCTACGCAGCCCGAGCCATCGGTTACGAAGGGCTGCTGGTCACCAACCTGCACGCGACGCTTACCAACCGCGACACGGCAGCGCAGGTGGTCAAGCACTGGACTGAGCGTCTTGGGCGCATCCTTGTCCCTGCGCTGGCTGGCAAGTGGAAGGACATCTGGGACGTGCGACAGGACGATCCGCGTCTTGGCCCAGGTCCGTGGTGGATCCCGTGGCAGCAGGGCTTGGGTTGCTACGGGCTTTGGATCGCCAGCAAGCTGGTCAATGATGCGGATGGTTTGCGCATCGCCAAGCAAGCAGCCAACCGCGTTGTAGCAGATGCATGGTCGCTGGCAAACAACGGACGATGGGTGACCAAGGCGTCGATGAGCTGCGTCGATCTGTCGGCGGGCACTGCGGACGAGTCGTTCAACCTGTTCGGCATGAGCTTCGCCGTTTGGGTGGTGCTTCAGGACTCACCAACGCATGTCAGGGCGGCTAGCATCTGGGAGCAGTTGCAGCGCGACACGAAAGGCGACCATCCGTGGTTGCCACCCACACCGAAGCCACCGCAATGACTCAAGAACTGCGCTCACGCAATCAGGCATCGCAACTCTACGTTCGCGCACTCAGCGCAGCGTGGCGCAACAACATCGAGTTGCACGACCCTTCGCTTTGGCTTCTCAAGGAGCCAGAGATGGAGGAGAAGATGCTGCGCGACGCGGACATCGCTCACGCAGTTGGCTTCCGCCGCCACCTGATCGCTGGTCGCCAGTGGAACGTGGTGCCGCAGGTGGAAGGCAGCAAGCGAGCGGCCATGGCCGTTGGCGTGGCAACGCACCTGCTGGAACAGGTCGAGCACTTCACCCAGGCCCGCCTCAACTTGGCCCGAGCATTCTTCAGTGGAGCACGCTTTGCCCGCATCCATGGCAAGGTCAAGACGCTCACGCTTGGCGACGGCAAGGCCCGCAAGTGGTGGGTGCCCACGCGCCTGGAGGATCTGGACAAGCGCATGTTCCGCATCACGCCAAGCAACCAGGACGGCCAGAAGATGGTCCAGTGGAAGCAGTGGGACATGATGCGCGACGACTGGCGACCTCTGACCATCGAGGAGACGGCTCTCACGATTCGGCACGTCTACCAGGATGACCAAGCCAGTCTTGGGCACGGTCGTGGCCTGCGCGAAGCGTTGGCTTGGTGGTGGTGGGCCAAGGAGCACGTGTTCCGAGAGTCGCTGCAAGCAGTCGAGCGGTTTGCGCAAGGCATCCTGACGGCCAAGGTGGACGGCATCCGCGACGCGGAGACGGGCATGCCCAACTCCGAGCTGATCAACTCCTGGCGAGATGTGCTGGAAGACCTGCGCAGCCGCCACGTTCTTGTTCACGACTCAGCCGACAGCATCGAGACTGTCAGCGGCAGCAGCGAAGGCTGGCAGATGCTGTCCACGATGCGCGGTGAGTTGCGCAGCACCATCTTCACGCTGGTCTTGGGAGCAAACCTGACCACCGCAGCCAGCGACGGCGGCTCCTACGCACTGGCCGAGATTCAAGAGAACTCGACCGAAGCGTTGATCCAATACGACCGCGAAACGCTGGAAGAGACGCTGACCAAGAGCTTGCTTGGTGCGATCTGGTGGAAGAACCACGCGAACATCGTGGAGCTTGGTCTGCTGAACGAGAAGCCACGCTTCAGCATCACTCAGGAGAAGAGGCAAGACCCGCAGGAGCGCATGCAGGTTGCCCAGGCCCTGAACTCGATGGGGGTCGAGTTGTCGTTGGAAGATGTGCTGGAGCAGTCGGGCTTCAAGAAGCCGCAGCCTGGGGAGACGGTCATCCCTGCTGGTGGCTTGCAGCAGTCGATCATGCCGCAGGGAGGCTTGTCGCTGCCGTGAGCCAGTTCACCGAGGAGCGCGTTGACCAGTTGCTGGAAAGCACCTCGGCCAAGCGTGCCGAGGACTACGCTGGCCCGTTGCTGGACCTGTTGGTGGCGACCGTGCAGAACGACCGCACAGCCATGGCAGAGTCGCGTATGCGCCTGGGCGAAGCCATGCGCCAGACCATGGCGATGGGCGAGATCCTGGGAGCGCGGCTCATGCTGCAAGACGCAGCCGATGCCTACGACCTGGAGTTCGGGTTGCGCTCCGAGCCGACCGAACGCCAGCGCATGATGCGCTTTGCCAAGTCGCAGACGGTCATCCCACGGCTGACGCTGACGGAGGCGTTGGAGGAGTTGATCAACAAGACTCCCGTGACGCTGCGCAGGGCTGCCGACCGAACTGCGCAGAAGATCGCACAGCTATACAGCGAGCGGAACATCCTGGCGTTTGCACGCGCCGCAGAAGCCAGCGTGACCAAGGAGGTCCAGCGGCTGATCGCGGAAGGCATGCGCAAGGGCATGTCCGAAGGCCAGATCGGTCGCAAGATCAGCCAGCGGGTGGACGAACTGCGCAAGCGAGGCAAGGCGTGGAGCCAAGCCTACTCTCGCATGGTCTACCGGACGAACGTCAACGCTGCGGTGACCGCTGGTCGGTTCCGCCAAGCGCAGGATCCCGACATCAAGAAGGTGGTCCCAGCGTTCCGGTTCGACGCGGTTGGCGACAGCAACACGCGCCACAACCACAGCGCAGGCGACGGAGTGATTCTGGCCGTGGACAACCCAGCGTGGGACAAGTTGGCTCCGCCGCTCGGCTACAACTGCCGCTGCCAGCTTGTGCACGTAAGCGTGCCCGAGCTTCGTGCGAAGGGTCGCATGGACCGTCGTGGCGACCTGAAGCAGTCCCGCATTCCTCCTGGGTTCCGCCCTGATCCTGGGTTCCGTCATCAAGGCAGACCTGATCTGGTGCGTCGATGAGTGACTGGCCCGAGACCCGCCGCGACTTCTGTCGCATCGCTGCTCGCATGGGAGTGGCGCAAGTAGCCGAGCAGATCCCTGCTGGGCGTGATACCGTCTACCGCCTACTGCGCGGTGAAACCGAGCAGCCGACCCGAGCCGTCAAGGCAGGCATCGAGCGCATCGTCAAGGAGCACAAGCATGGCACAGGTAACTAACCTCTACGCTTCCACACCAGTGGGCCTGCGGTCCAAGTACGCTCGCCCCATCGCGGCGTTCACGCGCCCAGCGGACACGACTGCTTACGCACAAAACGATGTCGTGTCGGACAGCAGCGCAACTGCCAAGTGCTTGATCTTCTTGGACGCAGGCGGACAAGGCGTGGTGCAGAACGCAACCGTCGCTTTCCACGACGGTCAAAACGTGGATTTGGAGCTGTTTCTGTTCCAGAGCGAGCCGACCAACTTTGTAGACAACGCGCTGTGCAACCTTGCAACTGGGGACCTGCGGCACTGCATCGGATCGTTCGTGTTTAACTACTTGAACCGCCGACCCGCGACTGCAACTGGAACCATCAACGTGTATCGATCCGACCTTGGGGCGACCGTGGCTGGGTCAGGATTGCAGACCGTCGATCAAGGTCTGCCGTTCAACTCCGTCAGCGGCGCGTTGTTTGGTCTGCTGGTCACGCGCACGGGCTTCACGCCAGTCGCCTCGACGCGGTTTGATCTGAGCCTTGGCATTGTGCGAGGAGACGCGTGATGAGCGGATTCGCAGGCTACAAGGCCACCGAAAAGGATGGCGTGCTGGTCATTCACAACGTCCCGATCTTTGTCGAGTGCCAGCGTGGCGAGCACAACTTCGACAAGAACTGGATCTCGCAGGCGGTCGCCAAGGCGATGCAGGCCGAGAAGGAGGGCTACCTTCCTCCGCTGCATGTGCGGCACCACACCGGATCGCAGGACGATGGAGTGCGCCCTGCGGGCTTCTTCCGCATCGTCGGAACGGGCCTGATGACGTTTAAGGGTCAGCCGTCGCTGGCAGTCTACGCAGATCTGCACATCACGGACCCGAGCGTGCGGGAGGAAGTCCTGAGCAAGCGACTGCCCTACCGCTCGGTCGAGATCTTCGACGTGGACGCGCCTGCCTTGGACTCGCTGGCCCTGCTGGACCACGAAGCTCCCTACCTGGAGTTGCCGATGCTGATGGTCGCGGACATCAGCGAGAGCGAACAGCCAGTGACTGCGGCCAACGGGGTAGCGAGTGCGACTTTCTACAACCCGTGGCTGCAACGTCGCGGTGACGTGAAGCAACCCGTGGTAGCCTGCTTCCGTCGTGGCAGCAGTGCGATCCTACTGATCGAGGACGACATCAACATGAACAAGCAGAACAAGAAGCGAGCAGCGTTCGCAGCCGAAGCCGAGTCCTACCCGCAGGACCAGATGGAGGCTGTGAAGGACAAGCCCGAGGTTGGCATGGAGGACGCTGCGCCAGTGCAAGACAAGCCCGAGGAGAAGATGCAGGACGAAGGCGGCATGAACGTCGCTGCAATCTGCGATGCAATCCGCAACGGTGCTATGTCTTCCGAAGACATCGCGGCCATCCAGGCTGCGCTTGCTGAGTCGCAATCGGGCGGCTCGCCTGAAGCCGAAGACACCGAAGAGGCAGAACCCGTTCCCATGGCTGAAAGCATGAAGGCTCTCCCCGCTGGCATTGGTCAACAGATGGCTCGCATCGCTGGCGAGAACGCAGTTCTGCGTGCTCGACTGGATGAGCGTGAAGCTGCCGACCGCCGCCGCGATGATGTCACGGTTGCGCTCGCCAAGCTGGAAGGCCGTCCGTGCGGCAGCGACATCAAGGAGCGTCTGTTCGCGTTCCACAAGAAGCACGGTGCCGAAGCGTTCGGTGAATACGTTGACTCGATGGTCAACACGTTCGGTGAACTGGACGGCTTGGTGGACCACGGCGTTGCGAACTTCGCACGCACCGAGGACTTCATTCCTCCGGTTGCGATGAAGTGGACCAAGGACGGCCCTGAAGCCGTCGAACGAGCCGCTCGCTTCGCACGCGAGTGGAAGGATCTTCGCGGTCGCGGTCTCACGCGTCAGAGCGAAGAGCGTTACATCGAACTCAACATGTCGAGGAACTGATCCATGGCAGCACTTTCCGCAGCACGTAACACGGTGAGCCGCCCGCGTGCGGGGCGCAACTCGTTCATCGTCCGCACCAGCACGACCGTCTACGCAGGCGGTCTGGTTGGCACGGATCTGGACGGCTACCTGATCCCCTACAACAACGTCGCCACGACCCGTCCTTGCGGCATCGCGTTGGAGACGGTGGTTGGCAACGCTTCGCGTGAATGCCGCGTCAACACTGAGGGCGTGACGATCACGACCACGGTTACGGGCGGCAGCACCATCGCAACGCTGAACTCGCTGGTGTACTGCCAGACGGACAACCCAGCGGATTGCACGACCACGGCTGCGACCTCGCAGGCCATCGGCGTGATCACTCGATACATCACGGGCACGACCAACGAGGTCACGCTCTTCTCCATGATCGAGGCGGAAGCCAAGATCTGATCTGAGGTAACACACACATGACCAACGTCATTGCCAGCAACGTCCTTGCGAACGGTCTGCGGACCGAGTTCGCGGACACTTACCTCGCGATCCAGAATCGACAGGCCGACTCGCGTCTGTCCATGGTGATGGATCTCGGCATCGGCGCGACCAACCGCCAGCATGAGTTCGCCTACTTTGAGGCGGCTCCGCACATGGCCTACTGGCAGCGCGGCACTGCGATCCCGCAGGACAACTTCGGGTCGGTGCAGTTCAGCGTTCCGGTCTACACCTGGGGCCGTCGCGTCGCGTGGCACAAGGAGGACAGGAAGGACGATCAGACGCAGTCGCTGTTCGACATGGCCCGCATGGCTGGCCAGAGCGCGGCGTTGCTGCCTGAGCGGTTCTTCTTCGACCTCCTGGCTGGCAGCACGAACACGCTGCCTGCGATCCCGCTGGCACCAGACGGTGCTGCATTGTTCGCGGCCACGGCTGGCGGTGCGGATCGTTTCGGCGTGTCCAACGGCAACCTGCTTGGCGGCTCCGGTGTTGCGTCGGTCAGCCAGATCCTGACGGACTACTACAACGGCCTGGAGCAGTTTAAGTTGTTCCAAGACGGCAAGGGTCAGCCTTTGCTCTCCGACGAGACGGTTGACGCAGGCGTCGTCTGCATCTACCCAGCGGCGCAGCTTGAGGCGTTTGAAGAAGCGTTCCTCCAGAAGCGTCAAGGCACTGCGGTAAGCACTGGTGGCACGACGGACTACGTTGGTGCCGCGGTGACCAACATCGTGCAGGACGCAAGCCGCAACGTGACGCTCTGGGCTTCGTCCCGACTCACGGGCAGCGACTGGTTCATGTTCCTCAAGAACCCGCCGAAGAAGGCGACGTTCATGCTCGACCGCGAAGGCGTCCAAGAGTTCTCGTCGCTGGAAGGCGACAACAACTCGGACCGCACGCGTGACACGGGTGAGGAATACGTGCAGTGGGAGCGTCGGGCTGGTGCTGGCATCGCGCTGCCTTACGGTGCGATCCAGATCAACAACTGATCCCATCGCGTTCGATCTGCGATAGACTCAAGGCCGCGTTGCTCACGTCGAGCTGCGCGGCCTTTTGCATTCATGAATCGGAGATGACCCGAATGAAGACTGAAACGAACCCGTCCATCCACGCCAGCAACCCCGACAGCGGCAAGCCCATCAAGACCAAGGCTACCGTCGTTGCCAGCAAGACCAGGATCGACGGCAGCAAGCTGGTGCCTACGGTGGTCCCAGGAGCGGAAGCTCGGGGCCTGACCAACAGCTACAAGTACTGGGTTGGAGTGACTCCAAGCTGCCCAGTCGAGTGGGTGAACCTTTGCGGCATCAACTTCCCCAAGGTCAACGAACTGATCGTGGCCGACCCGATGCGCACTTCGACCAAGAAGCGCGTTCCGGTCATCGGCAGCATCTTGCAGTTGACCGAGGACCAGATCCGTGCGATGCGCGAACGACTGCCGCGCACCGTGATCCGCATCTACAACGACGGCGGTCAGATTCAGGAGCCTGGGACTGGGCAGAACATCGGTGACAACCATGTGCGCCCACAGCGTGGCAACCTGATCACGATCCCGACCAACGCGGAGATCGACGACCGCAAGAAGCGCAACAAGCCGCTCAACACCTACACGCCGAGCAAGAACGACGTGCCTGCGGCTCGCTACATGTTTGCCGTCCTTTGCGAAGACCAAGAGCGCGGCAGCCGTAGCGACTTCTACCCTGACGTTTTGGAAGTCACGGGCCTGGAGTGGCCCGATGAGATCAAGTGAGTTGAACCATGAGCGGAACCCCTACCGAAGCTGAGATCCAAACCCAGTGGCGCAACGCCATCGGCATCATCGAGTCCTTCCGCAACTACGTGGACGGGACGCTCGCTGGAGCGGGCAACAAGTGGGATGTGCTGCTGCAATCGTTGGAAGGCGACTACGCGCCCAACGACCTGTCTCAGTTCGTCTCGGGGTTCCGCAGCACCTGCAACAACCTGCTCACTCCAGGTGCGGCTGCTGCCGTTGTCACGCCAGTGCTTTACGAATACGCACGCATCCTGAGTGCGGCATCGACAGGGTCGTTCGGTGGCGGCTACCGCAACGCGGCTGAGATATTCGTCGCGCTCTACGAGTACTTCCACGCCAACACGCTCACGGTGAAGAGCCGAGCGATTACCTACGACACGACGGCAACGGCTGGTGGCGCGAACATCGGCAACGGTGCCATGGCCCGTCTGACCGTGGACCAGAACAACTACAACATGGAGGCGTGCCATGTTGAGAAGAAGATCTACCGCTGCCGCAGCGATGCCAACAGTGGCACCGACAAGTGGGCGGAGGTCTTTGAGGTGCTGGGCCAAGCCGCAGCGTTCGACTCGATCCTGCGTGCCAGCTACGGCTCAGGCGAAGCAGCACGCACGACGGTGGTGTCGCGTCACGCAGGCTCGGGTGCTGGCGGCAGCTTGCTGTCCAACTCGTCGTGGAGTGAATACAGCGCAACGGCCAGCCCCAAGTTCCAAGGGTGGACCGAGAGCGCAGGCGGCGCAAGCGTCTCGCAAGACCTGACCACCTACTACCGCACGCACCCAGGTGCGAGCGTGCATGGGTCGCTCAAGATCGCAAGCGGTGGCGGAACGGTGACGCTGAAGCAGCCGTTGACCTCGATGCGCGTGCGTCGCTTGGATCCGACCACGCCCTACTTCTTGCGCATCATGGTGAACGCGACGGCTGGCTCGGCTTCGGGCGGCAACATCGTGTTGCGCCTGGGCAGCAAGTCGATCACGACTTCCATCGCATCGCTGTCGGCGGGCTGGAACGAGATCGTGTTGTCCACGGGTCAGAACTGCTGGTTCCGCCAGTTCAACGAAGAACCGATGGACGTTGAGATCGAGTGGGCCAGCAGCAGCAGCGGCTACCTGCTTGTCGATGACGCGATCTTCGCGCCGTGGGATCTGATCGACGGCACCTACTGGTGCTTGCGGCAAAACGCGGCCAGCCCGACTGCGTGGCGCGTGGATGACACGTTGGAGTTCACGGACACTGGTGGTGCTCCCGCAACTGGCAAGATCCAATGGTGGCTGTGGGTCAGTGGCTACGGCTACCTGCCCAGCAGTGGTTCCCCGACGTTCACCGACCCGACGTAAACCATGGCGATCCGCAAGTTCTTCCTGACCTTCGGCCAGAGCAACGCAGGGACTCATGCGGACTACGCGGCGTGGGGCATTCTGCATGCTGGCCTCTACGTCGATTACGCGGCGTTGCCTCTCAGTGCGGATGCCTCACGCGGCGGCTACAACGACACGTTCACATTGCCCGGGACGTGGCCTGAGTTCCCAACGTGCTCGCTGAAGGGAAGCGCGGTCGATGCGATCCGCTACCTCACGTTCTACAACCCATGCGCCACGGGCATCGCCTACCTGACCTACCCAGGCACGGCGCGGGTCACGGGGTTCAACAATCAAGTCAGCACGACAACAGCTACCGCGCTGACGACTTCGCTGAAGTGGCAATACAGCCCTGTCGGTCGAACGATCACGCGTGAGCGCACGGGCACCACGCACACGGTCACCACATGGTTTGGCGTGGCTGCGGACCAGTTCATCGTCACGCCTGCTTTTGATCCGCCTCCGATCACCGGAGAGGAGATCACCTACACGCACCAGACGGGTGTTGCGAGCGGCTCAGGCAACTACATCTGCCTTGAGGCTCGCTACGGAGACGACTTCGGAACGGATGGATCGTGGAACGGATCGCTTGCTGGAATGCGCGTGCGTTGCACTGCCAGCGGTCATCCGAACAACGTCGGACTGATTCGCTACGTCAGCAGCATCACGCTTGACGCAGGGATTGCAAACGACGTAGGCGTCGGAGTTCCAACGGTCAAGATCACCTTCAGCGAGGCATTGCCTAACCATCCCAACGATGGCGACACGTTCGTCATCGAGCCGCCTCCGGTGAACGACACTGCGGTGCCGTTCGAGAAGTGGGCCTACTGGTTGCCTTGGTGCCCTATCGAGGGTCGAGCGACAACGACAACGGTCACGGCATCCGCTATCGCATCGGGCATCGGAGGCTTTGCAGCATTCACCGTTCCTGCTGGTCACGGCATCGTCGCTGGGCAGGCAGTCAACGTGATCGCACCAGCGGTGCCACCAAGCACGCCAGCGCAAACCACCTACCAAGGCACGCACTTCGTGGTAGAGGTCACCGCGACCACGATCACGATCAACCTTGCCTACAGCGCGGCCATGTCGGTGCCGCACTACCTTCGGTTGCTCGGCAAGATCAATACGTTCCCGCCGGGGTTCAACTACCCGAACCACATCGCGCATCAGGTCTTCTACCAGCCGTTTGTGGGCGAGTCCTACCTCTACGGTCTTGGGTCGCCGTTCGCCGTGACGGCACGCGCCGCCTACCACGTAGGCATGGCCAACTTGCTGCAAGAGAAGCTGGGCGAAGCGATCTACGTGGTCAACCTTGCCGTCGATGGCGTGACGTTGGCGCACAACGACCTGTATTCCAACGCGGTCATTCCGGTGCCGTCCATCGGGTGGTTTGACCCGCAACAGCAAACAAGCTGGGCACCTGGAGATCGCAACAACTGCTATGCGCGGTTGGTCGACACGCTAGATGCGGCTCGCCTTGCTGCGTTGCGCGATGGCGACACGTTGGAGTGCATCGGCATCTTCTTCGTGCAAGGCGAAGGCGATGCGGCAGCAAACAACGAAGCGTTCGCGCTTCGCTACGAGAGCAACCTGAAGTCGTTCAAGTCTGCCGTGCGCAACTTGGTCTACGCCTCGGGCTTCTTTCACGGGCCTGCGGACACGATCCCGTGGGTGCAACCGCAGATCAGTGGGACGAGCATGGCTGCGCCATGGCCCTACTTGGCGACCGTCAACGCGGCCATTCAGGCTGTCGCGGATGCCGACCCATACATGCGCACGTTCTCGATGACCGATGCGCCGAAGAACGGAGGCGGTGACGAAGCGCACTACAGCGCAGCGGGCATCACGCTTCTGGAGCAACGAGCGTTCGCGGCATGGGACGCGATCTACAACGGAGCCGAGCCGACCTACGCGGAGTTGTGGAACGCAGTGGTTTGCGACTACGACCTGGATGGCTTGGTGACGCTGACCAACACGCGTGACCGCTCGGCCACCGAGATCGACCACGTTGCAGGCCGACGCGCCGCGCAGGCAGTCATCGACCTGTTCCCGTTGTATGCGCAAGCCGCCTACGACAGTTCCAACGCGCAGCACCTGGAGGCGGCAGAGCTTGGCGTGATCGCCATGCTGTGGCGACGCGGAGGCACGGCCAGTGCCATCGAGAACGTCAAGTGGGAGACGGTCTTTGGCGATGACGGGCTGATCGCCAAGATCCGCAAGACGAAGCCGCGTGCTCGCATCGTGCCAACGTCCAACAGCGGCACGCAGCAAAGCAGCGAGCTGAACAGCGACGGCAGCAAGATCTACGGCTGGAGCGATCCAGCGGGACTGCCTGCTGGGTTCCTGAGCCAGCCAAAGGCTGCGGAGGACTGATGCCACGCAAGGGCAAGGTCATCCCTGGTGCCAAGATCGCAGCGATCCGCAAGACGCTGACGGATCAGAAGACGCTCTTGAAGCAGATCGGCATCCTCATGGTTGCCGAGTCGCAGGACGCGTTTAAGGCACAACGGTGGGATGGCACGCCTTGGCGACCGCGTGGCAAGGTCAACACGTTCGGCATCCTGGCCGACTTTGGGCAAGGCCGCTCCAGCCCGCCTTCGCGTCGCATGGACCAACGTCCTGCGTTGGTGGACACGGGAGCGTTGCGTCGCAGCATCGCGTATCGCGTGGTTGGTCGCGTGGTCAAGGTGGGCACCGTGCTGCCGTATGCCAACGTGCATCAGAAAGGTGGCAAGACCAAGAGCGTTCGCGTCACCAAGACCATTCAGGAACGCCTCGCCAAGTGGCTGAAGCGTCAAAGCAAAACGATCAAGGGCAGGCTGGGCTGGCTCCTCAATCGGAGATACATGGGCGTGCAGATTGAGGGGAAAGTCCCAGCCCGTCCGTTTGTCGGCATCACGGCTGCAACACGCCGCAACGTCAAGAAGGCGATTGGAGTCAAGATCGCCAAGGCTCGCTGATGGCAAAGAACGTCAACAAGATCATCCGAGCCAGCGGAAAGCTGGTCATCAACCCGACCAACTTGTCGCTGCCGTTCCCATATGGAGGCACGCAGATCGGCTACACCAAGTCGCTGGCCGTGCGCTCGCTTGGTCAAACGGCACTGGTGCAAAGCGAAGGGCTGGGGCAAGTCAGCGACTACCTGCAAGCCAACCACCGCTGGGTCATGGCCTGCATGATTCGCGGCTGGGATGACGATGCGCTGGCGTTGCTGCAACCGGACCACTACTCCGTGGGCGCAGTCACGCGGCACGCGCTGATGACTGTCCCTGGGCAGGCGATCCCTGGCGTGTCGCAGTTCGATCAGGCCAAGACCGTCCTGTTTGCTCCAGACGATGTGATCAATGTCCCTGCGGTGATCGCCTACCGAGCCATCGCAGACATTCAGGACGGTGAAGCGTTGTCGTGGCAGCGCACGCAAGAACTGGGCATGCCGATGGCGTTTGAACTGTTGCAAGGTGCAACGGGCAAGATCCTCCAGATCGGCAGGCTCGCAGACCTTTCGGTGACATGATGTGGCCATTCAAGAGCAAGCGAGTCGTCAAGCTGACCAACGAAGTCTTCACTCGGTGGCTGCGTGCGCACCGTCCTCCCATGGACCTGTTCTGCGGACTCAGCGTGATGGAGCAGGAGCAGCTAGCCATGCTGGGCGATGAATACGCGCAGGACATGTGCGTGGCTGTCGGCTACAGCGTCGCCAACCCGCAAGCAGCCGACGCGAACTCGGCGCATTCGCGTGGGGACATCGAGGGCGAAGCCAAGATGGCCGAGGCTCTTGCCAAGAACATTGCAGCGCGAATCCTGATGCACGGGCAGCAACAAGCTGCGTCGCGCACTCCGCAAGGCAGGACGTTCTT